GATGAGGAAGTCCACCACGTGCGTCTGGAGGCTTGCGCCTGCTCCATCCGTGATGTCGTATTCCGTCCTGCCGAAGGTGGCCTGCACGGTGATGGGCGTCTGGCCTGCCCGCTGGTACTGGACGAGACTGGCCATGTGGTTCGTGCGTTGTTGTGACAACCACGTCAGGCCTTGTTTGAGCAGATCAGACATCGCGCTTCCTTCCGGGCTTCCGGGCTTCCGGGGGGAGGGTTACTGCTCCAGGCGCACACGCACTGCGGCATCTGCATCCGTGGCAGCACGGATGGCCTTGCCGATGTATTTGTTCGCGCCGGAATCACTGTCCGTGGTCGCCAGCTTGTCGGCAGCGTCCCAGTACACTTTTGCTCCCGAAGGCAATGCACTTCCGGGGGTGGTGGCCTTTGGGAAGTCGAACACACCGGTCACGGTCAGTGCACCGAGCCTTCCAGCGGCGATGTCGAGTTTGGCGATCCCCACCAGATCACCCTGGATCACCACGTCACCTGCGGCGACGTCGTTTCCGGGGGCGGGGGTGTAGTCGATGCTGTTGCCGTCATGAATGAATCGAACCTGAGACATGTTCTAGTTCCTTGTGTGGAAGAAGAGAATGAAGGGCGTTTCCGTTGGCAAAGATCATTCAGGGATCGCGCCGCCCAGATGACTTGCCAGCTGCGTAGCCAGACGGTCGATGGCGTCTTTGATTGTCACGGGCGCGCTGGTTGCCCAGGCAGAGCCTTCGTCGCCATCCGATGAACCATCCGCATAGGCCACCTGGGCCCCGGGAACGAGTCGGATGATCTGAGCGGGTGACGCAACACTCACACTTACAGGTACGCCATCGGGGCGGGTGCAGATGCCAAGCAGGACCGGTGCGCCGCTCATCGCTTCAATGCCGCCGGTGCTGGTGGCATCAAGCTGCACGTCATAGAGGCTGATGAATCCACCGGCCCCGGTGTGGCTCACCACCGCACCCGAACCTCGTGCGGTAGCCAGCACATCTCTGATGTTCACAGACGACGTATCTGCCAACGTCACCAGGGGCGTATTGGTCCCGCCGGTCACGGTCAGCTCACCGCCCATAAGGGTGACAGAGGCCGAGCCTGAGAGGTTGATAGCGGGCGCTGCGCCGCTCCAGACGTTGCTGCTTCGCAGGTTCATCCAGCCGCGTTCCATGCGGATGGCGTTACCGGTGTCTCCAGACTTGACCACGAAGTTGGTGTGGCCCACGGCAAAGAGACCAAAGGACCCGCCGCCCGCATCCACGTAGAAGGCGTCACTGGCCTTGTCGTTGGTATTGAACTGCACATCGCTGAGGTAGAACCGAAGCTGCCCGGTGAAGGAGGCATGCCCCTTCACATGCAGGACCGTATCAGCCCCGCCACCTGATACACCAGCAAAGCTCAGGCCCCGCATGGCGATGAAGTTAATAGAACTGTTGCTGGGGCTGTCGATGCGCATCGGAGGCAGCAGCAGCGAATTGGACCCGCCCACGGCATCCGCCACCAAAGCCACACGCCTTGCTGCAGCACTGTCGCTGGGAAGCGTCATGATGAGCTGGCCGGTCTGGCTGAGGTACTTACGGGATGGAGCGATACGCAGCACCCCGTGAATCTCCGTACCGCCATCGGGCAAAGGCAGCGCCATCAAACCATTGATGCCGTCCTGCAGATCGGTGTAAGGCTTGCTGAATGAACCATCCGGGGTGTATTCGTCGGTGTGTTCGGCATCGACGTAGACGGTGCGGACTTCGCCAAGCGATCCGATCGGGCCGGGTTCGGTGATCTCATCCAGCAGCGCCAGTGTTCTGCCATCAGGATCAACGAGACGGTCATCACCCGCAGCCCATGCGTCCTGCTGGTGCAGGACGACGCCTTCGACGATGTCACCAATGAGCACTTTACGGTCGGTCATGAGGAAGACTCCATTTGTTCTAGTTCGGGAATCGTGATGCCCAGATGCTGCTCAAGTAATTGAGCGATGGTGTAGAGAGCCTGACGTTCAGTGTCGGTGATGACCTGGCCACTGCCAGCTGTGGTGATCTGGTCCAGCACGGCCTTGTTGGGGTGGCCGTGCCCATCACCGCCGCCAGAGTTACCGGGGGAGTAGTAACCCATGGTTCACCATGTCCCTCCAATGACGGTCACCTTGTCACCCGATGTGCCTTTGACCTGAAGCGTCGACAGATCGATTCGCTGGAAGTCGTGCCACTCGCCGTTGACGAAGAAGACCTCATTCGCGGGATCGTCTGTGCTTCGAAGCAGGACCGTCGCTGCGTTACTCGGCGGGGTGCTGATGGTGACGGACCCGATCAAGGGCCTGTCTGCCAGAGACTGCCAGGCGTTGGTCACAGTGATGGTTCGCAGGATGACGTTGTGCATGAGCAACACTCCAGGCGGCCATGAAGGAAAATTTCCGGGGGATCAGGCTTCGCCCTTGACCTTGAGCGCGCCCCGGTGGTCCTGCTCTCGGACGCCGAAGTCGATGTAGCCACGGAACTGGACGCCCAGGGTGTTGAAGTCGGCGTCGGCCTGTTCGACGGTGGGCCGGTCCACGCCGTTGAGGAACGCAACTTCAATGGCAGGCAGGCGGTTGGGATCAGCCAGCAGATACCAGGCTTTACTGGAGGCACCGGCGAAGCTCGTGTTCGACAGGTACGACGAGCTGACGACCTCGAACTTGCCCACATGCGGGTTGGCAGCTGGCTTGGGCTTGTTGGCCGTGGTGGTCTCATTGACCTGCAGGCTAGTCATGAGGAGCTGGGCCGGAACCTTGAGCGCCGTGGGCACCAGCAGGATAGAGGCGGGGATGCCCAGGGGCCGGCCATTGGGCTTGGTCTGCTCGCCGAAGTGGACCTCGGCGGCGGTCAGGCCGTCAATGGTGAGCGCCGTGTCAGCTCCCTCCAGATAATTCCTGTGCTGGACGGAGAAGTAGGCATGGCCGTCGGCCTGCACAGGATTCTTCAGCCACAGGCCCCACACCGCGTCGGCGATGGCTTCGCCTGCTCCCATGCCGATCTGACGTGGGATGTCGGTGAACGCGCCCAGGTCATCGTTGATGATCATTTGCCGCGTCAGCGCGAACATGATGCCATGGGTGCTGGCCCTCTGGCCGTATTTTTGTTCGTCGAGCCTGCCGTGCTTGAGTTCGCCGTCGGGACTGACCTGCTCGAAGGTGAATGAGCCGGTCATGCGGTAGCGGCTGTGCTCCTTGAAGTCGTTGACGCTGGCGATTTTTGCGACCTTGCGCCATGCGTCCTCGACATAGCTGTAACCCTCCAACAGCATCTTGTTGGCGATGTTGGACAAGACCCCCGGAAGGGAGGTGGTGGAGAACGCGGCCTGGAGCCAGCCGGCAGCGTCACGGCGGAAGCGTGGCAACGACTGGCCGCTGGCCAGTTCGCAGAACTCTTGGATGCCGATGCCACGCAGCTTGTCCGCCGCTTCGAGGATCGGCTCGGTGTAGAGTTTTTCAATGCGCGAGTTGGGACAGCCCGTGGCCATGAGGGCGACGGCCTCAAACACGAGCGGACCACCCATCCTCGCCTTGGCCTGCCCGACACTGGCAAAGCCGTTCACATTGGGCCTCGATGCCCGCAGCACGGCCAGTTCGGTCTGGTTCTCATCCCAGCCTTCCTCGATGGCCTTGGCTTCCACCCCCGGAAGTTTGCCATCGCAGAGGCGGCGGATGGCTTCGATGCGGCGCGTCTCGGCGACGAGGCGCTGGCGCATCTGGATGACCGGGTCGGCATCATCACCGGCAGCGTTGCTCGATGAGGCCGAGGCGTTGATCGTGGCGGGTGTAGAAGGTTTCACAGGTGTGTCTGTCGATGCGGTGGGATTGGGCTGCACCGGCGCATCCTTGGTAGGCGTGGTGGTATTAGTGGCGTTGGACAATTCCGTGGTCTGGCTCTGCGGCATGGATGAAGGCTCCTGAGAAGTGACAGGTGTTTGAGAAGATGAAGCAGCAGCGATACGAGCCGACGTGGCCGCGTCCGCGCCGCTGTCGACGAAGGAGATCTCTTTCAACGTGGCCTTGCGGACCACATGCAACGGCCCTCGGAAGCTGCGGCCATTGACGATCACGTCCTGGCCGTTGGGCACGAACTCGACGTCCACCACCGCCGCGCCGATGCTGGCCTGCCAGGGGAAGCCGTTGCCGGCGCTCCTGGCTACGTCCCGCGCCCACGATGTGTCCCGGCTGATGATGCCCTCTGCAATCACTTTTCCGTTCTCGACAATCACACGCTGGGTATGGCCCACGCCCTGGCGCGGGTTGTGGTCCAATCGGACGGGGATGTCCTGGCGGTCAATGGCCAACCCTTCCAGGTCCACCACGACTGGATGCGGGAACCCGGTGATGCGCATCGTCCCACCGGTGTACGCCACCATCTGAAAACGCGGCCCCCCGCCCCCGGAAGCTCCGCCCCCAAAAGCTTCCGGGGGCTTTCCATCGGGAGCGGCCTGGGCTTCGATGGTGATCGGGCATTCAAACGTAATGAACTCAGGCTGCGTCGACGTGGCTGTCATCGTGGTCGTCAAGGTCATCCTCCTGTTCGATGGGTGCTTGAGGTTCAGTTGAAGGCGTGGACGAAACAGTAAGCCCCAGTTCACGCATGAGCGCCAGTTCCTTGGCGCGTTGATGCAGCTCCACTTCCCAGTCCTTGCCCTGGCGGGCATACTCAGCTGCGAGTGTCGTCGTGTTGCTGCTGAGCCTGGTGGCTTGGGCGCTGGCTTCCTTGGCCGGGTCCACATGCTCGGTGCCATCAAAGAACCAGAGATGCGGCAGGTAGCCATCAAAACGTCGGCGTAATCCGAATGCTGCTCGCGCCTCTTTCAGCCAGACCGCCAGGATGCGATCCAGCACCTGCTCGGCCAGATGCGCCTGTTCCACGCGAATCGATTTGAAATACGTCTGATGGTCCAATCGGCCCGAGGCGTAGTTGTAGCCGGCGCTATTGCCCGCCGCGACGTTGAACGGCAGGTTCAGGCAGCGGGCGATCTCGTTGAGGATCTCCTTCTTGAACTCGGCGTAGCTGGTCGTGGGCTGCTGGGCGTCAATCTGGCCCAATCGCCAGCCATCAGGCAGCACCGTGGCCATGCGTTTTTCCAGCGAGACGATGTCCATCGGCTCCAATGCCTGCGCCTCGCCGTTGGCCGGGGCATCGGTGTACAGCACAGCCGCGAAGTCAGCGGCGGTCTCAGCGGCGGCGATCACCGCCAGGGTGTAGCGCCGAAGCTGGGCGAACAACGGCAGCGCCGGTGTGATCTCCGGAATCCCCCGGTGCTGGCCCGGCCGATCCCCACGGAACCAGTGGATCACCGATGTAGCTGGCACCACGTCGTGGTCATTCATCCATGAGGCATATCCCATGTCGCCGGGATGACGCTTGAGGATGGTGTAGGCCTGCGGGTTGCCCCAGGCATCGAATGCAATCCCATCAATGGATTCCGATACACGCGAGCCTGCTGGCTCCACCACACGATCCGCCTCGACCAGCTGGACATCCAATTGCACCGCTGAATCCAGGCTGAGATTGATGCCCAGCACGGCGAACGTCTCACCATCGGTCGCCTTGGCCATGCGCATGGTGCGGAGCTTCTGGGCCAGGTTCACGGCCTTGGACCACTGCGCGAACGCCGCCTCCATCCGGCTGTTCACGCCGTCATCGTCACTGAGCAGTTGCAGGCGCGGCCCCGTGCCGATGCAGTCGTTGGCCAGCGTGAGCACGATGCCTTTTGCATAACTGTTGTTGGCCACCTCGTACCGCGCCCGCTGGCGCAGCTTGCGGCGGACCTCCGGCGACGCAGCGCTGTCGGCAGACAACCCGTCAGCCATCGCCCAGTGACGCGCGTTCTCAGCCGTCGTCTGCGCGGCGTCATACCGCGCCCGTAGCACCTTGGGGCTGCCCCCGACCGGGAAGGACCGTGGGGCCTTCGCTTTTCTATGGAACGGCCACATCATCAGACGGTCCCTCCCGGGGAAATCTTCGCCAGCTTGATTCCCAGCCCTTTGGACCGGGCAGCCTTCTTGGATTCCAGGTACTTGTCGGCCGCGATCTGGTCCTGCAAGCTGTGCTGCTCCACGCTGCCTGCGTCACCGCTGGCCTTCTTCGGGCCAGCAGCGTTCTCACGCAGTTTGGTTTCCAGTTCGTCGTTCATGACGGTTCCTGATGAAAGAGGCTGCAAGGAAAGAATGGAATGAAAACGCCAACCCGCAGAAGGCTTCTTGGGCTACAGCCTTCAGCCTTCTTCCCCCTGCATCCATCTACATCTCCCTCTGAGATGTTTTTGTTGCGTGGAATTTTCGGCCCACCCTCTACATCTGCAGTCGAAGGCCAAATGTTGCGCTGCAGTGTTCGTCCACCTATGTCTTTTTGCCGAAGCGACGTTTTTTTTGCGTGGATTGCAGGAAAATCTGAAAAAATCTCAGGCGCTCGCTTTGTTCTGCATCGCCGACAGCTTGAGGCGTGGGCGAGGCACACCGGACAGGTTGGCCATTCCAGACAGAGCCGCGCCCTGCATGGACGCACCGACGGCGCAGCCCACCAGGCAGTCCAGCCAGTGGTTGTCCGGTCGCGTGGGACGGAGCTTCCACTCATCCACCGTCCGGCCCTGTGCCATCGTGCGCACGCGGTACTCGGACGTCAGGTGATCCGCCAGCATGCGGTGATGCCTCGGCTCGTGGCCATAGAGCGACAGGCAACCGGGATCGCCCATCGCTACGGCCAGGCGCGCATGCACGAAGCTCTTCCAGTAGTTCGTGTCCACCAGGACATGCCTAACTTGGCGCTTCCCGATGACGTTGGGGATGCGCCAGTGCAACCCGACGCGCTCGCCACGCTTGCGCTTGTATTCTGAAAACGGAACGCTCGATGCGCCGACGTACCGGCCATGACTGGGCACGAGCAGCCCTGCGTACTGGCTCTGCCGGCAGAACTGATAAACGACATCCGTGCTCTGGCCCCAGTTGGCGTCGATCAGGCAGCGGTCGATGCGCATCTCAAGGCCATCCTCACGACGATACGCCCGACCGAGTTGCTCCTGGCAGAGCTTTTCCAGGCCGCCATGGATCTGGCCCTCCATACCCGCCCCTGGAATGGCTTGGCCCAAGGTGGCTGTCAGGTTGTTGAGCGTGAAGTAACCCCCTTCGGTTCTTCCCTGTTGGGGCCATGATCCGTAGTCCACGATGTACCCGGTAAAATCCTGCTCCCACGCGCAGATCATCCAGAACAGCACCTTCTGCTGCACGTCAACAAACATCGTCAGCCAGTTGCAGTTGTCTGGGATCACCCCCGGAAGGTAGCCGTTGAGTTTCGCGGCGATCACTTCCGGGGTGAGCATCTCCTCGCCGACGGCTTCGAGGATCGGTTCGTTCTGGTATTCCGCGAAAAAGGCAGCCTCGTCGCGTAATTTCAGGTTCATGGCGTGCTGGATGGCCGACAGCTCGTCCTCGTTATAGCGTTGCGGCCAAGCGACGACCGCACCGGCGTCCATCGCTTGGCGGTTAGCGCGATAGAACTCGGTCGCCTCGCTGCCATCGCCATCGTTGCGAAGGGAGTCGGCGCGAAGCTCGGCGTAACGTGACCACAGTTTTTCACTCGATGGGAACGCATAGACCATCTTTGTGCGTTCACCCTGCCACTCCGGGTGCTTGTCCCGGCTGAGGATGTTGTCGGCCATGTCGCCGGGACGGATGACCGTGCAGGCCATCAGCCCGGCGATCTTCCTTCCGGGACCGGCCATGCCCAGCACATCTCCAGCCAGGATCGCCTCACGCCTCTGGGATTGGGATGGCGACCATGCGGATTCCGTCGTCTGCGGGTCGTCCACCAGCACGAGTTGCGGACGCACCACCTGGCCGTCGGCGCGGGCGTAGTTCTGGCCTCGGATGTCAGAACCCTTCATGCCGCTGCAGGAGATCACCACCCCGGAAGCTTTGTTGCCGGGGACATCAATCGTGGGCAGCACGATACGGTCGGACGCCCAGTCGATGCGGGTCGGCTGCCCCCGGAATTTCTGGCCTTTCTGGCGGTTGGTGATGCGTTCCAGGCACTGGATGGGATACGTCACCTCCGGGAAGTCGGCCTGCAGCAGCGGATTGGTCTCCAGCCAGACCTTGATGTTCTCCAGCAGGTCCCGCGCCCGCTCAGCGCTGGCGGCGATCAGGCAGACGAACGGCGTCGCGCCGATCAAAGCCGACCACAAAACTGCCGTCTGGCAGAGGACCGTCTTGCCCGATCCACGTGGCATCGCCATGGCGAACAGGCCGCCGGTGCGCACGGCTTTCTCGATCTTGTCGATCACCCGCAGATGGTCGTTGGACCAGGGCAGGTAAAAGACTTCCGAGAAATACATTTCACAAAACCGCCGGAAGCCCCCCGGAACATTCCCGCACTCGGCCTTGCGATGTGGATTGGCCACCTCTGGCAGCTCGCCGATGTCCTGCGCCGCGCGCACTAGCTCCGCGTTGCGCTGGGCCTGCCTGGCCTTGATCTCTTCATACGTCAATGGGCCTTCGGATCGATTCTCGCGCTGCTCGAAATACTGCATCGTCAGCCAGGCCGCGTAGCGGAACAAATCCACCGTCCTGGGATTCCGGGGGTCGCTGATGGCAAAACCGGCCCGCTCGCGGTGGCGGTGCAACTGGCGCTCGTTGATGACCTCACCCTGGCCCGCCGAGTTGAGCAGGCGCACCAGCGTGGAGGGTTTGACCTGGCGGGGGTTAATCATTTTCCGGGGTTCCAGGGATTCCGGGGGCGGTTCCGGGGGCGGGGGCATGCGTCACATCCTTGGCCAGCCAGGCCGTGTACTGGACCAGGTTGATCGTGTCGTTTCCCTCAATGCCCTCCCGCAGCAGATCGCCCGCCTCGGCCACTTCGCGCACCTGGTCCTCGATGATCCGTCGGTTCAGCGCGGCCGACAGCACCCTGGCCACGTCGGCCACGGACATCGCGGTGATCTTCAAGGAGGGCTGTTTTTCTCGTGAATTCATGCATTTCCCCACAAGTCAGATTCTTCCCCACATGTTGCGGAATCCGCTTGATGTGTCTTCCAAGCTGAGGCTCAATGTGCATGTCACCACGACGTTCAAAGGAGAACAGACATGCGGAACCGCGTAAGCCACCACGATGAAGAACCCGCCACCATCCAGCGCGACTGGCACGACCTGAAGCCCGACGACGTGGTCTTCTTCGGCGACGGCTGGCACGAGGTCGCCGACGCCTGCCTGATTGGAAAGAACACATTGCTGCTCAAGATTCGGATCAGCATCCACGGCCGCCACTACACCGAAACCCACCGCGTCCGCCTCACCCCTGGCCACAAGGCCACATGCCGCGCCTGAACCACCCATCAACAAGGAGCCACGCCATGACCAAGCCCAAGCAGAACCCAAGCCTGATCGACGCCTTCAACCGGGCCAAGTCCGACATCGCCAGCCTCGCCGACTGGCTCGAATGCGAGCTTCAGAAGCAAGACGTCAACAAGGCCACCTGGACTGACGTCAATCAACTGGAATACGTCCGCGCCAGGTTGACCGAAGTCCTGGCGTCTTTCTCCGGCATTGAAGAACAGCAAATCAAACGCAGCCTCGACGAACTGCACATGTGATGCGGGGAGTCGAGCACCATCACCCCTTTTCAAAGGAGCTATGCGATGAAGAAGGATGAGATCAAAATCGGACAGGTCTACGCCGCCAAGGTCAACGACAAGGTCGTGCCCGTGCGAATCGAGAAGGAAAACCCACGGGGCGGATGGGAAGGCATCAACCTGAACACCAACCGCCCGGTCAGGATCAAGAGTGCCCAGCGATTGAGGCAGGCCATCCAGCGTGACGACATCGCCGAAACCGTGGAAGCGGTCGCTAGCGGCAACCTTGCCGAGGGGGTGGCCATTCCCAAGCCCTCGAAGAAACAGCCCGCGCCGCCCAAGTCCAAGCCCGCCCGCGCCAAGCGCACCGGCCCGTCGCTGATCGAAGCGGCCATCCAGGTGCTGGGCGAGAACAAGCAGCCCATGACCTGCACGCAGATGGTCGAGGCCATCCTCGAGCGGAAGCTCTGGTCCAGCACCGGCAAGACGCCGACAGCCACGCTGTACAGCGCCATCCTGCGCGACATCCAGAAAAAGGGAGAGAGCGCCCGCTTCGTCCACGTCGCACGCGGCCAGTTCCAACTCAACCCATCTTTCACTGGAAAGAAGGAGGCTTGAAGCATGGCCACCCGCTCCCAAAGAAGCGTGTTGTTCGACGTCGCCGATGAGCACCTGGTCCGCACCGTGGTCCTGCCCAATAGCCGCCGGTACGTCCAGCGATGCACCAGGGCCATCTTCGAGGCAACCACCCACGCCATCGAGGAACACCACGCCAACGGTGTCACGCTCGACGAACTGGTCGAAGCCATGGGGGCGCCCCATACCCAGGTCGCCGTGGCGCTGGACTTCCTCCAGGCCCATGGCTGTGTCGAGATTCGGCATCGCCGTAGCTACGCCGCTTCCAGCTGTCTCCACGAGGACGCCATGACCCAATATCTGTACCTGGCCGAAGCGCCGTACTGAAACCATCCCACTACTTCTCCTTTCGCCCCGGCCACGCTGGCTGGGGTGTTTCTCAGTCCTGGCGAAGAAAAAACTTGTCCATGCCTCTTGGTGTGCTACAATGTCTTACGCCATGAGCACACTCACCATTCGCATCCCGGACGACCTCAAGAAGCAGCTCGAAACCTTCTGCGAACAGCGGCATCTGCCATTTAGCGACGTGGTCCGTGATTCACTGCGACGCTACCTGGCCGTGGAGCAGTTCCGGGGGCTGCGGCGCAGGACGCTGCCTTTCGCCGAGGCGCAGGGTCTGCTGACGGACGAGGACGTCTTTCGGAAGATCTCGTGAAGATCGTCCTGGACACCAACGTCCTGCTGGCGGCGTTCGCTTCGCGCGGCTTATGCGAGGCGGTGTACGAGGCCTGCCTGATCCACCACGAGATCGTGCTCAGCGAGCACATCCTTGGGGAACTGCGTCGCCATCTGCCTCGTGTCCTGAAAGTCAGCGCCGAACATGCCGACGAGGTGGTCACGGCCATTCGCGGCCAAGCCGTCATGGTGACACCTGTCCCCGTGCCCAAGGATGCCTGCCGCGACGCCCACGACTTGCCCGTACTGGGAACGTTGGTCGCTGGCGACGCCGACTGCCTGGTGACAGGCGACGACGACCTGTTGGCGCTGGGAGAGTTCCGGGGCAAGCCGATCCTTTCACCTCGCGGGCTGCACACGCTCATCAGCTGATGTGTCGTCTTCCACTTCTTTGTTTTCAAGGCGCTGGGCCTTCTTCCCGACGAAATCCTCCCATCGCTTGACGATGACATCGCAGTACAACGGGTCCAGTTCCATGAGGTAGGCCTTGCGGCCTGTCTGCTCGCAGCCCATGAGCGTGGAACCGCTGCCGCCAAAAAGGTCCAGCACGTTGTCCCCCGGAAGGGAGGAGTACTGGATCGCTTTCACGGCAAGCTCGACGGGCTTTTCCGTCAGATGAACCATGTTCTGCGGGTTGACCTTCTTCACATGCCACAGGTCGGTGGCATTGTTGGGGCCGTGGAACTTGTGGCCCGCGCCGAGCTTCCAACCATAAAAACAAAGCTCGTACGCGCCCATAAAATCTTTTCTTGTGAGGACGGGATGTTGCTTGTCCCAAACCAGCGCCTGGCTGAAATACAACTCAGCCTTCTCCAGCGGCGCGGGGTAGTTGGCCAGGTTGGCATAGCCGCCCCAGATGTAGAACGACCCGCCGGGTTTGAGCACACGTGATGCATTGGAGAACCAGGCCAGCAGCATCTCGTCGAAGGCTTCGCGCGTCACAAAGTCGTTGGCCAGGGGGCGATCTTTTGCCCGCATTTTGCGCGTGGTGGCCTGTTTTTCACCCTGACGGGCTACGTCGAACGACTGGTGGTGGCCACGAGCGCGTTTTTCCTGTTTGCTGGAAACGCTCTCAAAACTGGACAGACCCGCTGCGATGGCATTGTTACTGCGCGGCTCAACCTTCACGTTGTAAGGCGGGTCCATGTTCACCAGATGGATGACATTGCCATCCAGCAGCTTGTCCAAATCGGATGGACTGGCGCTGTCGCCACACATCAGGCGATGATTGCCTAGCACCCAGATGTCACCTTTCCGGGTGATGGCTTCATCCGGCGGTTCGGGGATTGTGTCTGGATCGGTCAGACCTTCGATGACGCCTTGGGCCTGGTTGAGCAGCTTGGTCAGTTCATCCTCATCGAATGCCAACACATCCATATCAAACCCGGCGTCGCCTGCGTCGACCAGTTCGCGCAGCTCGTTGAGCTCAATAGGCAGGATGTCCATGTCCCATTCGGCGATCTCGCCGGTTTTATTGTCGGCAATGCGATAGGCACGGACTTGCTCTGGTGTCAGGTCGGTAGCAACATGCACAGGGACTTGGGTCAGGCCGAGTTTCTGTGCTGCCTTCCACCGCGTGTGGCCGGCAATGATGATGCCATCACCATCCACCACGATGGGTTGACGAAAACCAAAGGTGGTCAGTGAGGCTGCCACGGCATCCACCGCCTGATTGTTCATGCGTGGATTGCGTTCATATGGCTGAATGTCGTTGATTTTCCACAGTTCAACCTCAAAGGTAGTCGTGGTCATAGGCCAATCTCCTTGTGAAAATTCACTTGACGTGTGATTGAAAATGCATTTCAGAAAAAACACGGACAGCGCAACAAACTGTGCCTAACTTCTCGACGCGTTCCCCTGGTATCAGGAGCGTCATGTCCACCAAGTACCTATGCCACTCTGGCAGGCCAGTTCCCCACTGCCACAGTGGCAGATTGTGGGGAAGTCGACCCTTCGCGCCCGTTGGCACGTGTGGCGATCCTCGAATCGCTGGCGTGGTTGTACGTCTGCTGGCGTGCGTTGGAACGTGGGCCAACGTGGTGCGACTGGTTGGCAGGAGGTTTTCTTTTGTGTCGTCGCCCCAGCGCCGGCGTTGGTCGGGATTCGTGGTGAGGTGCGCCCCTTTAGGGGGCGCACTCACCACGAATCCAACCCGGCGCTTTGCTTTCGTGGTGCGCTCGTGTGTTGAGCGCACCACGAAATGAAATGGGTTTCGTGATGCGCCGGATTTACTCGTCTCACCACGAATCTTCATGGCTGATTTCCCTGGGATTGAGAGGTGTTGGAGGCCGCCGAGCCGCGCACGTATTCGCAGGGCTGGTTACGTTTGGCAGCGCCAAGGCGAAGAACCAGCCCCTCGGCTTCGGCCTGGCGAAGGAGGATGCGGGTGCGATATTCCGACAGACCTGCCTGCATGGCAGTCGTGAAGATGGCGGTGCGCGTGGTAGGCGTGTCAGTGATGAATGTCTCGGTGAAAATCTGTGTGGTCCATGCGTCCTGTTGTTTCTCACTGCGCTTCTTGCCGGGTTCGGCTCGCAGTTGATGCGGGTCCAGGTCGTCAGCGGGCATCCAGATGGGGAACTCGCGTCGCAGACAGAACGGCGAGATCGGCGGCCAGGAGCGCACCGCCGCGTCCATGACCATCACGTCTTCCTCCTCATGTGGGCGAAGGATGACATGCGTGTCCGTCGCACGGCTCTGGCTGCCCGCGCCTGCGCCCACGTCCGTGACGCTCTTGGCCGACTGGTTGCCCTTGGTCGTGTGATGGATGAGCACGAACGAGCAGCCCAGCTCATCGGCATAACGGTCGATCTGGTTGTAGAGCGACGCCATCGTGCCGTTGTCGTTCTCGTCCATGTCGCGCGGCATGAAGCGATAAAAAGCGTCGAGGATGATGACCTTGTACTGGCCTTTGTGTAATCGCTGGAAGAAGCTGCCCAGCGAGAAGATGTCGTACAGGCGGCCGCGCAGGTTCAGCACACGCACGCGCCGGCCGTAGGCCGACATGGGAATGTTGCGGGCATTGCCCACCTTGGGAATGCGGTCGGAGGATGTCTCGGCGTGCAGTTCGTTGTCCAGGATGAGCACGTCGCCTTGTTCGCAGGGGTATTGATCCAGCCAGGCGCTGCCCGTGGCGATGGCCAGCGCCAGGTCGGTGACGAGCCATGACTTGCCCATCTTGGGCGCGGAGATGAGGTTCATCGTCTCGCCCTCACGCAGCAGGCCATGGATGATGGGCGGGCGCAGCGTGGGGTAGGTGACCACCAGGTCTTCAACGCAGATGGGTTCCAGATCGTCAAGCGCTGGTGGTGAAAGAGTAATGCCTTCCAGGTTGGCCCCTTGGAGCGGTGTCGTGGTGGATGATCCGTACCCTTGCGTGCGCAGTGCTGACGCCGCCTTGGCGTAATCGCCACCATGTTCCAGCAGCGTGTAGATGGCAAATGGCGCGTAGGCCCGGTTTGATTCGAATGGTGATGCATTGGCGCTGAAGACATAGAAAACGCCGTCCTTGAGCGTAGCCGACCAGCCGGTGTTTTTGCCTGGACGTCGCCAGTATTCGTTCTCGCCTGATTTAGCCAGCGTCCAGCCATGCTGCTGCAGGACATTTCGGGGGTCAGTCCGACGGTTGTAATCGTCGCCGGGTCTGTTGCTGCCGCTGGAGTCTGGTGTCACATGTAACTGCACAGGCTGATCGACTACCGGAGGTTGGTATTCATTCAATCCCCACGCGGCCTGAAGCAGGATGTCACGTTCATCAGTCGTCAACACGGGCAGGTTCGTCAGGTCTCCTTGGATATGTTCGTAGCCCGGCGTGGGTGAGCAGAGGAACAGTCCGCCCTGGCCACGGGTCTCGATCAAAGTGACAACCCGGTCATTGGTCTTGCGCTGGGCCAGCTTGAAACTGCCACAGACGGGATCGACGCTGCGGTAGACGACATGCATGCCACCTGAGGGCGTGTCTTCGATGAACAGACGGTTGGCCAATTCGTGGGGAATACGGTCCAGCCAAGCCAGGAACAGTTCTCCCTTGGCGTCGAAGTCGATCATCTCCAGTTGGTTCGATACTGAGCCGCAAAGGATGCAGAGAGCATCGTGGGGTTGGTTGAACCACGCAGACAGCTCTGCCTCAGTGGGCAGGCGGTCCTGGTAGCGTTTCCACGCACCGATGGCCGGGCGTTTTTCGGCCCGGATCGCCGGCAGGACGCACAGTCCCGCATTCAAATAAGCATGGGCGACGTTGTTCAGCATTCGACGGAATCCTCAATGCCGATCTTTGTCATGCCATCGAGTTTCCGATGGCAGATTCGACATAACCAATAGACCCGCAATGGTTGGTGATAATCAGGATGATGCATTTCAAGATTCGTCTTACTGCCACAGAAATGACATGGTTCACGATGCAGCCTGCCATCCCGCAGAGCATTGCCTGCCATCGTTCGTGCCTTGCGTTTGTGGGACTGGCATGCATTGCGGCTCCGCAGATAATCCTTGCGTCTTTGAATTCGATGCGGCAATGCAGACCGCTGGCGATCATATTCGCGGTAGTGGTCAATTCGGCGATGGCGATTCTGCATGGTGTCGGCTTGAGTGCATTCCTTACACTTGTTCAGGTGGCCGTCAGCCATCCGAGGATGAGCATAAAACCCATCAAGGCTCAGCCACCGACTGCATTTGAAGCATTGTTTCTCCATGAGCGTTTTCAAAAAGGAATCTGGTCCTCGGGAATGTCCAAGTAATCAGGTTCACCGCCAGCCAGATCGCCGACGGTCATGGCAGGTGGCTTGTCGCCAAGCAGGTGCTTGACGATGCGGTCGTATTTCTCGCCTGTGACGGATCGCACCGTGATCGCCAGCGTGGGCGCAAGTGAACCCGCCTCGGCCAATTCGACGGCTTCATCCACATTCACCGGGCAGGGATCGCTGGACCGCGCCTGCCACCAGCGCTCCGCCTTCTGGCGTGCATAGCTTCCGGGGTGATGCTCAATGCAGACCCACTCGCTGTGATGTTCGTTGAAGGCGACCTGGTAATCGACACGCAACGTTCTGGGATGGTCGGGCGGAGCGTTGCGTTTGAGGTGGGCCGAGTAGTACACCGCCTTCACGTCGTATTCGATCTCGGTGACCTCGCCGCTGATGACGCCGCCCGCATGGGCGCTCGCGTCATGCCTGGCTTTGTCCGGCGGCGGAAACGCATGACCGCACTCAGGGCAGGTGGTGTATGACGCATGAATCAACGCCTGACATTCAGGACACTCTTTGGCGGGTGCTTCACCACTTCCGGGGGGGCGGTCCTTGACCTGCAACGCGTCTACAGGGCCATGGCGCAGCACATTGCCGCCATAGTCCAGCACCAGACAGTCTTCCTTCCGGGGGTGAAGGCGGAAGCCACGTCCCACCATCTGGTAATACAGTCCCGGCGAGTTGGTCGGACGAAGCAGCACCACGCAATCAATGCCTGGCGCGTCGAACCCGGTCGTCAGCACATTCACGTTGACGAGGTATTTGATGTCACCCGCCTGAAAACGCTTGAGGATTTCGTCCCGGAAAATTCCGGGGGTGTCGCCGCAGACAAAGTCGCATTCATGGCCCATCTCCTGAAGCACACGTTGGACATGCTGAGCGTGCTGCACGCCTGAAGCGAAGATCAGGACGCTGTGGCGATCTTGGGTCAGCTCAATGATCTCGTAACAGGCCGAGCGCACCAGGGCGTCGTCATCCATGAGCGCTTCAACTTCCCCCGGCAGGAATTCACCTGCGCGTACATGCAGGTTCTGAAAGTCGGCCTTGCGCTTGCCTGCCTTGGCCTTGAGCGGGCAGAGGTAGCCCTGCGCGATCAGTTCGCGCACGCCAATCTCATAGCACACATGGTTAAGCAGGCCTTCCGGGGGCGGCGAGCAGATGGTGCCCGTGGCCATGCGGTACGGCGTGGCGGTCAGGCCGACCAGGCGCACATTTGGATTGACGGCCCTGGTGTCATTTAAGAACTGCTGGTACATCCCATCGCCTGCGGGCGGGATCATGTGTGCTTCATCCACCAGGATCAGGTCGAATCGTCCAAGCTCGCGGGCCTTGCGATAGACGCTCTGGATGCCCGCGACGAGGATGGCCTTGTCTGTGTCCCGGCTCCTGAGACCGGCAGAGTAGACGCCGATCTGATGCCAAAGATCGGGCGCTGCGATATGCAGCTTGTCCACGGCCTGCTCAAGCAGTTCCTTTACGTGCGCCAGGATCAGCACACGCCCATCCCATAGCTGCACGGCGTCACGACAGATGGTGGCCATGATGGGCGTCTTGCCGCCTGCCGTCGGGATGACGACACAGGGGTTGTCATCCCGACAGCGCAGATGGTCATAGGCAGCCTGAATCGCTTGGGCCTGGTATGGACGCAGCGTCAGCACGTTTGAGCCTATGGGATGGATCAGCGACTGGGCACTCAACCCTTTGTCTCCTCAGGCAGCGGAAACAGTTCACGGGAAGCGGGGTAGATGCGGGCGAGGTTCTCGCCCTTGAGCCAGGCCGACAGCGTTCGTTCGACCTTGCCATAACGCTGCATGCGTTGGCTGTAGGAGCCGCCTCGGTTGTCCCGCAGGTGCTGGCGAAGTAGCACGATGACGCCCTCATCGTCGCTGGTCACGATGCCGGTGGTCAGCTTCCTGCAAAAATCCTTGAGCATCACGTGGTCCACGGCGTAATGCGCCCGCGCGACCACGGCCCGTGTCGTGGCGGTGTTCACACCCCGCGCGGACACGACGCCCGGCAGGTTCACCAGGGCAAACTCAATGGCGTCATGATGCACCCGCAGCGACAGGGAGGCTTCCGAGGGGGAGAGCGCCGGCGGATTGCCGAACCCGCCCAGCATGCCACGCAGCACCGCCAGACGATGGCTGCCCACGTCGCCGTTCTCGCCTGCGATGTTGAGGATGTCCGCCATGGAGCGGGACTTGCCACAATCGATGGCCATCATGGACTGGGGATCGATGCCGCGCCATACGAACATTTCGACGCTGATGCCCGCCATGCAGATCGCCCACAAACGATGCTGGCCATCCAGGAGCGTGCCGTCGGGACCAAAGGCGATCCCGGCATGGGTCAGCGTCCACTTGCCTTCGACCATGTCGCGGGCCAGGCGCTGGACATGGCTGTCGGAGACCTTGCGGTTGTTGGTGTTGGCCGTCTCGAGCCACTGCATGGCCTGGTCGGGCGTGATGGACATACGCTGGCAGACAGGTTCGATGGAAGAGGATCGGGAGTTCGTGGTCATGCGGCACCTTCTTTCCGGGGCTGGAGATAGGAAGTCAAGGATTGGATCAATTGACGGGCATAGTCCGCACCCATGGCGGCTACGATGGCGCGAGCGCCGAAGGCGGGATCATGTGGCAGGTTGAGGTGGGTCTGCGCCAGCGCGGGGCGAGATTGGCGGATGGGGTTCATTTTCGGGTGGTCAACCTCGTGCGATTGACTGCGGATGCCGCTGTGGCCGATCCGAGCAGTATGCTGACGGTATTTTCGGCCTGCCCGCGACACTTCACGGACTTCATCTTGTGATCGATCACATGATGCGCTCATGCTGCCTGCCAGCCGACAGACATACTCACGCGACACGCCACAGGCCTTGGCGATGTCGGTGTGAGGCCACGCCGACCATTCCTTGTCTTCCAGCATCGTCAGGACTGCTTTCCGTTTATCTGCGGCAGTGCGCCGCAACCCGTGATCGGCATTGGCTCCGACGGAATGAAGGATGGCGTCGCGCTGCGTGCCCTGATGAACAACCGCCTGGATGGTGTCGCGGCCGATCTTCCTGCTGGCCCAGTAACGGTGGAACCCGTCAGCCAGCCAGTAAGTCGCGCCGTCGAGGAACACGATGATCGGCGTGAGATCGACGCCATTGCGATAATGCTCGGCGTAGTCCGCCACCACCTGCTCGTCGATGGCGACGCGAGGCTGCGTTCCGCCATCAATGCGGATCTGGTCAAGCCTGAGGGTCTGTGTTTCAGTTGTCATGGGGATGCTCCAATTCACGATTGGCCAGGGGACGGTCGCACAGCAGGCAGCGCCGCAGAGGTAACGTCTCGATGTGGATTTCCAGACGGCCAGGTGGATCGACCTCACATCTACGTGTGACAAGCAAGTCCACTTGGCTGTCGTCCTCATAGACGCCAGCATGCTCAAACGCATCAAGCGTGGATTTCTGGATGTTGTCCAGATCACGCCTGCGCCGATCCGGCGGAAAGGCGTCCATCGCCAGCGCGATGCGACCCCCGGATGGCGGCTTGCGCGGGCCGTTGCTCCCGCCTCTTTCGGGGGCCAGGAGGGCCTGGACGTTCTCGCGGAACGCCCGGCCCTCCCGGCTGATGACCGTCCGGCCATGGAAGTGTCGCCAGTAATGATTCACGCTCGGCGGGTAGGGAAGGACAAGCTTCACCACTTGGCCTCCTTGTTGCTCCATTTGGCGTCGTTTGCCCATTCGGCGAACCGCATCAACAGGACGACCAGCAGAATGAATGGGCCATAGAACAGTGACAGGAGAAGCCACTCCACCCGTTGCAGTTGTGTCCAGCGGCCGAACAGGCGGACGCATTCGTCTCGAACAAAGATGTAGCCCAGCGGCGCGCAGCAGAGCCAGGCGATCAGGATGGATTCATTAATGCTCATAATGTTTCCTTGTTTCACGTGGATTGAAAGAGTGTGTTCATCGCTTCCAGGGCGGTGTGTTGCTGTGAATGGGAGCCTGCGGAGCTGGCGTGGTGTTGGCGCTGGGCTTTGCCTCATACCCTTTGACCTCATTGGTCAGTTCATCGCCGCCGGGAATGTCGGATCGTTTCTTCACCTTGACCGTGATGACCAGCGGCAGGTTGTGCAGTTCCACGCTGTCACGCGGCTGCATCACACCAACGGCCCGACAGATGGCGGACAGGTTGCCCCGCGCAATCTTGACCGTCATCGGGTTGGGGTGGTTCACGCACAGGCGATCCCAGACCTTGCGCCCCCGGAATTCGCCCTCCAGCACCTCGAAAGTGAGCTGGAGGTAGCTGCCGCTATTGTTCTTGGTGGGCTTCAGTTCCGATTCGGTGATGGCCACCACGTACTTGCCAGCCGGGATCGGCTCATACGCGACCGTGGGGTCCACCTGCGTTGCATCGAATCCATTGAGGTTTGCCATGGTTCATTCACTCCTGAAGGTTGGATGTTGGAATTTGCGATTCGGTGTCGACGAGACGAAGCGTTGGTGCGGGTTGAGGTGAGGGTTGATTGGTTGATGAAGGTTGAGCTGCCAGCCCTTGCATGAGCGCCTGCCAGGACAGCGGCAATTCCGGGGGCAGGCCGTAACGGTTCTTGGCTACGCAGGCCGGGCTGCCGACAGTGCGGAGGATGCGCTCGCCCCCGTCTTTCCCCAATCCTGCGGCAATGGTGCGCTCGCGGTTGAAGCCTGCCTCGTGCGTCTGGGTGATGATCTTGCGCGTGGCGAACAACACACCATCAGCCCATTCAGTGATCAGGGCCGTAGCGTGCTTGTGCAGGCGAGGAGAATACCGGTCATAGGGCGCATGCTCCGGGTCCTCGAACTTCTCGACCTTGGCGTGCGCCAGCAGGATGACACACAGACCTCGTTGGCTTCGGAGCAAATCCAGATCGTTGAGCAAGGAGCGCCAGTGTGTCAGGGCATGGGTGTAGCCCCTCGCGTAGCCACCATCGACCTTCTCAATGCTGGAGACGCCGTACTGCTCGCACAGCGCATCGAAGATCAGTCGTTCGAGCCAGTCCACGCTGTCGATGACCACGCTCTGGTAATCATGGTCCTGGTGCAGCAGGTCAGCCAGCGCCGCCTTCACGTCCTTGAACGACCGCATCAAAGGAAAGCTCGCGCAATCGATCTGGTCCAGGCCATCCTCGGTCGGCACAAAGATGGGATTGGGCGCGTGGGCTGCCAGGGTGGATTTGCCGATGCCCTCAGTCCCGTAGACCAGCAGGCGTGGCGGCGTGTGGCGTCGGCCGATGTGGATGCGTTGCAACATGCTCATGAGTGATTCTCCAGTTGCCAATTGATTGGGTTCAAAGTGAAAGGCAGGCACGGGAGTCGAACCCGCGTCCGCACGACGTCGGCTTATGAGGCCCGCCATGCGGATCACCCGACCTGCCAGAAGCGCCCGAAGAGTGGCGTTGAGTTGGATGGACCCGCCACAATCCGCTCGGGCGCGGAGAGATGCTTGGTTGAGGAGCTACGCGGCATCGAGCAGGCGGATTTCTTCGTAGCCAGTAGGCCAGTGGTCCTGCTCCCGACAAGTCTGAAGGCGGCGGATCGCCGCTTCGTTCCCCTGGCGGGCGATGGCCAGCGTGTCGTCACTCACACGCCAGACGCCGCAACGGAACGGCTCGATCTTCTCGATGGCGATCAGGTGAACAGGCACGTATTCACCAATGACCTGGGCCAGCACGGCCTGGTAGAACGCCATCTGGTTGTGATAGCGCCGGCGTTTGACCTCGTTCTCGAACCAGGCTACGTCGGCGGTAGTCTTGAGGTCCACGATGCCCCGATGCGGATGCAGCCAGTCGATGCGGATCTGGCATGGCAGGCTGCAATAATCAGCGCGGGCCACGCCTTCGGACCGGCCATACAGGATCAGATCGACGGCCTGTTCGTTCATGGCCACGCCGGAAGCCATCTGTTCGATCAACTCCAGGTCATCGTGATGGACGCCCGGCTTCCCCTGCGCCTTGCACCAGTCGCTGAACGCCTTGGTGTTGCTGGCGTAAGGCTTGCCGGTGGTTTTGTTGATCGGACCACCCAATGCGTACTGTGTCTCATAGGCATCTCGACCTTCGAGGATGCGCACATGCGCCGCCGTGCCGATGCGCATCGCTGGCGTGACCTCCTCACGCACCAGTCCCAATCGCTTCTTGCGATGCAGCCACGGGCAACTCATGAAATCCAGCAATTGATGGCTGGACAGGTACTGGTTTGCCTTGGCGTGATAGTCCTGCGCCGACTCGACGGCCATCACGTCTAGGTCAATTGAAAATTCAGGGGCCAATGCGTAATCCAACGTCATCGAAATTCCTCTTCCGAAAAGTCCCATGGAGCAAAGGGATGCCATGTAGGGGGCAAGCTTCATCGCGGACACAGGTCTTGCGGCTCAAAGCCCGCCTTGACCAGCTTTTTCCGCAGTTCTTCGATCGCTCGGCAGATGGAGCTGCGGTTCCAGCCCAATTCCCTGGCGGCCTGGGGTGGGGATTGTTCCATCAGCAAACACGCCACCTCTCGCAGGCGGGGCGTCAGGCCATGCATGAATGCTTCAAGGTCCAGCCGCAGGTCGACACGCTGGGTTTCCGTCAGGACGCCCTGGGAGGGATCATTGGTCACCAGTTCGTTGCCATCACTCAGTGGGTGGGTCTGGTTCATGAGCATGCGGCGCTGACGCAGGGTGTCGCGGATGATCTTCCGGGCCAGTCGCCTGAGCACCCGGCTGATGAAGGTGCGCTGGCTGCTGCGGCTGGCGTCATGCCGTT